CCGAAGCGGCTGTGGAATGGCTTAAGGAAACCTTCGGAAAGAAGGTCATTGGCAGAGCCGTCGTAGTAGGCTTAGACAGAGCGATGCCTTACGCCAACCGAGACAAGACGGTGATTATCACCACGATGGTGGCAAGGTTTGACGACGGAGAGGAAGTCTACATCGTGTTAGACGAGACGGTTTTTGAGACAGGCAGTTTTGCTGAAGTCACGAACGCCTTCAAGTTTCTGATAGACCGTTTCCGTCCAGATTACTTCGTTCTGGAAGCCTACCAAGCGGCAGACATCGCAGAGTGGCTTGAGAAAACGATGCGGAGAGAAGTGGAAGTGGTTTCGCCGATACCGAGAAGCATCCAAGCCGCTTTTGGTTTTGCTATTCGCCTCTTTGAGAGCCGTCGCATCATAATTCCGAAACACTCGGAGTTGGCAAGGCAACTGCCGAAAATCAAAAGGCGTGGCAACACCTACGAAGGCAAGCCTCACGACGACGCCGTCTTTGCCTTCGTGTGGAGTTTGTATGGAACTACGAAAGTCCAGCGGAGAGGCGAACCGTTCGTTCTCATCGTGGATTTTGAAGAGGTTTGACACCAAGCCACACCACCTTCGGTCTCCACTCGGTTTATTGACATTTGGCAAGATTGTGAGGAAACCGAGAAGGTGACCTTCCGTCCGACGGTGTGACGACCGTCACCGAAGGTGGTCGCCTCGGTTCGGAAACCTGACGAGACGAAATCGGCAGTTTTGTCTCCTTTTCACCGTCTGCCGAAGCCGAAACACACTCCGAAGGTTGCCTCAGTTGCCTTCAAAAGGAGACAATTTTTCACCTTGCGTGACTTCCGTCTCTTTTTGGCGAACCGCCACCGAAGGTTGGAAAGTCTCCGTCGCCTCTCCGAAGGTTGAGCCTTCCACGAGTGTCGGCTCGGACGGCTCACACTAATGCATCGGACGGAAGGTTTGGTTGGCTCACACCTATGGTTCGGACACCGAGGTGAATGGTGGACGGAAAGGCTTCCAAGGCGATAGAAAGGCTTCCGAGGCGTCTGAGCCTTCGGAGAGTGGTTTCTGAGCCTTCTGAGGCGTCGGAAAGAGGCTTCTGAGGCGTCCGAGCCGTCGGAGAGAGCCTTCTGAGGTTTCCGAGGCTTCCGAACCGTCCGAACCCGTCGGAGAGAGGTTCCCGAACCGTCCGAGGTCGTCTCTCCGTGACGGTTTTCTCAGATTAAAGACATCCGTCAAGTTTACGAGAAAACCGACCGTGACGCCGACGCCTTCGGTTGGCGACCGTCGCCACACCGTCTCTCCGACCGAAGTTGGTGGCTCTCAGGAAATTTTCAGAACGACTTGACATATGACGCACAATGACGCACTATGACGCACCTGTTCTCCGAGTGCGTCATAGCCAGAAACGCCAAGTTTTACTGGCGTTTTTGAACACGATGTGACGCAGTGACGCACTTTTCGTGAAAAAAATTCCTACAGAGCCGACCAACCTTCGTAGTGGAAAAAATTTTTCACCGACCTGAGTGCGTCACGGTGCTCGGAAACGCCAGTAAAATTTAGCGTTTTTCGCCATGACGCAGTCCAAAACAGTGCGTCATTGTCCGTCATATGCGTCATCCGTCAAGGCGTTATGGAAATTTCCGAGCCAGACCACACTTCGGTTTCCGAGAGGTTCGTGGCAACCGTCCGAGGCGACCGTCCGAGGCTACCGTCCTGTCCGTCCGAACCTACTGAGGCAGGAGAGACGAGAGAGGTCGGTGAGAGCCACAAAAGAGGAAGGAGAGAAGGAGAGGCTGGAGGTGTCCAACGATGGCGATGGAAGTCGTGACGAGAGGCAACTCCAACCGAAATTTTGACACACTCCGCAGGCATTTACAACCTTGACGACCTCACCGTCGTGAATAAGCGTCCGTCACCGAACCACCTGAACCGAAGTGGTGTGTGTGTAAGACGGTGTGGACGGAAACCTACGAGGCGGACACGGTGTCTCCGTCGGTTTTTTCGTCACCGTCCTCTCTCCGACACCGTCTCGGTTTCCGTTCAAGTCTTGCATTCTCAGGCGATTTGCGTTACAATGGAAGCAGGAGATGAGGACGCCGTGAAAATTCTACAATTGCTTATGGAGGTGTCCGACCTATGGCGATGGAAATCGTGACGCTCAAAACAACGAAGCGATGCAGTGACTGCGGTAAGGAACTGCCGAAAGGCTCTCAAGTTCGGATGTATCGCCGAGGCGACGGCTCGGTTCTGTTCTACTGTCTGGACGGACATCCACAACAAGACAACCGAACCGTCGCCAACCGTGTCAACCGAACCTCTCGTGGTGTTTCGCCTTCGGTGAACCTCTCCGACGCCGTCTCCGTTCTGTCGGAAATCCTCAAGACCTTGCAGGAAATCCGCTCGGACATCAAAGCCTTGCTTGCCGAGCGTGTCGTCACACAGCATCCTGAAAGCCTCGTGGAAGATGACGAGGCAGCGGAAAGTAACGAAGGCGACGAATTTCCGTTCTGACAGGAGGTGAAGGAGCGATGGAAGTGAAGAGGCGATACAGAACCGAAATCGTCAACAAAGAAGACTATCCTGAGTTCCTTCGGAACTTGATTTTGACCGAAGAATTCGTTCACACCGTGAAACAGTTCGTAGGCGAAAAGCGACTTGCCATCTGTCTCGGTTGTGGTAAGTGGTTCCTGAGTAGCCTTCCACAAACTCGTGTTTGCAGTCCTGCCTGCCGCAACTATGTCACCTACATTCTTAATGTCCTTCACGAAGGTGGTCTCCGTCACACCGACCGACGGTTGCGACAGTCTCCGCTGTATCTGTTCCTCTACTTGGCGGTGAAGAAAGGCATCCTACCGCCTCGTCTGCTCGGTGAAGAGCATCCTGAAGACTTGCCACATCCGCTCCTTCCTGTCTCCGAACTCACGAAGTTGGCGGAAGTGTTGGACATCATGACCGACGCCAAAGACGGAAACGAAGGCTCGGAAGAGAAAGAAGGAGGTGTTCAGGATGGTTAAAGAGGAGAAACGAGAGCCGAAAGCGTTCTCACCTTCAATTTTAGCACAGTCCGACACCGAAGGACAGGTCTGGAGCGTGGAGAGGTTCAACAACCGTCCGCAAACCGAAGCAGAGTGGATGGAACTCGTTAGGCGATACTACGAACTCGGTTTGACGGTCGTTCCTCTGAAACCTCGTGAGAAGTGTCCGACCTGCCAGTGGCAGGAGTTCCGCCATCGGAAACCGACTTGGCAGGAAACGGAAAGGCTTTTCCACGAGGCGTTGGCGACCTACGGAACGGACATCAACATCGCAACCATCACAGGAAAGGTTCACGGCTTCGTTGTGGTTGATGTTGACGACATGGAAGCGTTTGCGAACCTCAAGGACATCGCTCCAGTGTTGACTTACTTGGCGATTTGGACGGTGAACACGAGGCGTGGAATGCATCTCTACTTCCGACATCCGAGCGATGTGGAGTTCGCCTCTGCAAGGTTGCAACCGAAAGACGAGAGTTTGCGGAAGGTTGAGTTGATGGCAGAAGGTCACATCGTGGTTCTACCGCCTTCCGTCCATCCTGAAGGTGGCATCTACCGCTTCAACGAGCGTCAAAATCCAGTCACCTATCCACCGAACTCGGTTGTGGAGTTGCCTTCGGAGTTGGTTAACCTGTTCACTGTCGCCAAAGACATCAAGCCGTTTGAAGGCATTGACGACGAGGAACTGGAAGACTTCTCTACCGTTCCTGAGTGGCTTGAGCGGCTCGTGGAGATGGTGACGCCTCACTGGAACGAAGGCAGCCGTCACAACCTGTCGCTTGCCATCGTAGGTTTGTTCAGGAAACGGTGTCTACCGTCTCGGTTGGCGAAAGCCTTCGTGGCGTTGGTGACGAAGGCGACAGGTGATGAGGAAGTCAAAGACAGGCTTCGTGTCGTAGAAGACACCTACAGGAAGTCCACGACAGAGGTCGCTGGCTTCCAACTCCTGTCTCAAATCGTAGGCGAACGGTTGGCAGCGGAAATCGCCAACTTACTGCCTTCTGAGCCAGAGGAAAGGCGAAAGTTGCTCACCGTGGAGTTGCAGGACACTGACGACGGTAACGCTCTGTTGGTTGCCACCTACCACGGTGACCGCATCGTGTTTGTGGAAGGCGACTGCTTCTATGTCTACGAAGGGGGTCGCTTCTACCGTGACAGGAGAGGCTGGAGAGTGAAAAGCCTGATTACGGACGCCATCAAGCGTGAGATTAAGAAAGTGGACAAAGACACCACGATGGATGCCAGCGTGAAAGAGAAGCGACTGAAGTGGCTCAAAAACTCACTCAACGAACACCGTGTTGAGAAGTGTATGTCGGCTCTGGAGAGAGTGGTGACGAAAGTCTATCCTGACGGTCTGGACGCCGACCACCATCTCCTCAATGTCAGGAACGGTGTCCTGAACCTCGTGACGAAGGAGTTGCTGCCACACAGTCCTTCGTTCCTTATGACACACCGAGCCAACGCCGAATACAATCCTGATGCCGACTGTCCAATGTTTAAAGCGTTCCTGAGAGAAATCACCGACGGTGACGAGGACTACATCAGAGACCTTCAACTGATTTTCGGTTACGCTGCGACAGGCGATGTCAGTCAAGACGCCATCTTTTTCCTCTACGGCAGAGGAGCGAATGGCAAGACCACCTTGCTGAACATCATCTCGGATGTCCTTGGTAGTTACGCCAAAGTCGTCTCCACGGAGATTTTCCTTCCTTACTCACGCCGTTCGCATGACGAGGTTCTCGCCGACCTGCTTCGGCTCAGGATGGCGGTAATCACCGAGTGGAAGGAAGACGAACCGCTTTCAAGCCACTCACTCAAGATGCTGGCGTCTCAAACTCCAATCTCCGCAAGACGGTTGTATGGCGAACGGTTCACCTTCATGCCGACACACAAGGTGTTCGTCTCCACGAACCTGCTTCCGAAGATTGAGGACAAAACCGAAGGTGGACGCCGTCGGATTTTCATACTGCCGTTCACCGTCTACATTCCACCAGAGAAGCGTGACCGCCAACTCGCTCAGAAAATCTTGGCGACCGAGCGGAGTGGCATCCTGAACTGGATACTGGAAGGAGCGGCTCGCTACTTTGAACTCGGTAGGCTCGTTTTCACCTCGCAGTTCGTCAGAGAGATAAACGAGGAGTATGACGAGGATTTGGTGGACATGTGGATTGCGGAGCGGTGTGTCAAAGACGGCAGAGCCATGACGCCGTTCAGCGAACTCTACGAGGACTATGTCGCCACCATGCGTAAGTGGAATGTGCCAGCAGAGGAAATCCTGAAGAAGAACGCCTTCTCGGAAGCGTTGAGCCAACGAGGCTTTCCGACGGTGAGGAAAACCGCAATGCGATACAAACGAGGTCTCCGTCTCAGAACCGAAGGTGAACCGACCTCTCCGCAAAACGAACCGTCCACGACCGACACCACACCTTCGGATGTGACCACAACGGAAGTCACCAAACCGACGGACACACCACCTTCGGAACGGAGAGACACTCCGACAGGCTTATTGACAAACGGCAATAACAATGTTGAGGCTGGAGTGGAAGGTGTCACCGTCGCAGACACTCTTGTCGTTTGTGTCGGTTGCGGACAGTTGGCGACCTGCGATGCGGAGACAGGTTACTTCGTTTGCCACGACTGCAACGAGTTCTACACTCCGAACGGAGAGCCGCTCGGAGAGTGGTTAGGCGACGGTTGGCAGTTTGAGGCGTCCATGAAGTGTCGCCACTGCCACATCGCTTTGTTGAAACGAGGTGACCGTCTGCAGTGTCCGAACTGCGGAAGTGAATACACCGTCAACACCGAAGGCAAAATCTCTGAGTTGGTTTCCACTGTGGAAGTCCTCTCGGATTTGTTTGCCAACACGGAAACCGAAGGTGACGGTAGCGGTAAGACGGACGGAAAAGAGAGGATGCCTGTGGCGACCGACCGACCGTCCGAAGGCAGTGAAGCCGTGATGCAATGTCCTGAGTGTGGCAACACCAAAATCCAGCCGCTCTACGACACTGGCTACTACCAATGCACGGTCTGTGCCGCCATCCTCACGGTGAGAGGTGAAAAACTGCCGATTGGCAAAGGCTGGATTATCACCAATGTGGCGTGGCGTTGGTGTCTGGACTGCCGTTCTGCCGTCCTCTTTAACGAAGTCACCAAGGAACTGAAGTGTTTCAACTGTGGAAGGCAATACACCGAAGAGGAGTTGAAAGAACACTTCGTGTGTGTCGGCTGTGGTAAGAAGCCACAACTCCGAGAGGACATCGGATACTACCTCTGTTACGACTGTCGGAAGGTTTACGACTTGAAAGGTCACTGCATCTCCGACACCGTGAAACGCAACGGCTACAGGTTTGACAAGCAACTGAGGTGTCTTAACTGCAACACGGTTTTGGTGGCAATACACGACCGCTACCGATGGTGTCCGAACTGCGGCAACCACTACGAGGTGTGTGAGGACGGCAGCCTTGAGGAACTGACGCCACTCCAAGTTGACCTGCTGTTCTGGTGAAAGAGGTGATAGACTACCGTGAGGCGACGGCATCGTTTTGAAAGACAACCGAAAGCGAGGTGTGGTGGATGCAGGTGAACCTTTTGGTCGCCTTCACCGAGGCTCTCCACATCTGGCATGGCAGGGAGTTGCAGCCAGTCAGGTTGTATCCTTACCAGCAGGAAATCCTTGAGGCGGCTTACAACCACAGGTTCACCGTCGCCTGCCTGCCGAAACGGTGTGGCAAGTCTTTCCTCTCTGCGGTCTTTGGTTTGTTTTACGCCATCCACTACCGAGACAGTCGTGTCGTAATCCTCTCTACTTCACGAGAGCAGGCTCAGACGGTCGTCTTTGACTACATCCGAAGGTTGCTGAAGTGGAACAAGGAGATGCTTGGCGACTTCGTTGCCAACGAAAGCCAGTTGAGGTTGGAGATGAGAAACGGCAGCGTCATTGAAACCGTTCCGTGTGTCGTGACCGCAGTGGCAGGCAAGCCAATCGGACTGTTGCTGATTGACGAGTTGGCTCTGATAGACGACGAGGAAGTGGTTCAGGTGGCTCTGTCGCAGACGGAAAACGAGGACAGCAAGGTTTTCATCACTTCCACTGCCTCGGACGAAGACAACCTTCTTTACCGCCTCTACCGTGATGCCAGTCAGTTAGGCATCAAGTTCGTCTACTACGGCTTTGAGGCATACAAACAGGCGGCTCACATCTCCGAGAAGTTCCTTGAAGAGCGACAGAAGATGATGCCTGAATACTTGTTTAGACGCTACCACCTGAACGAGTTCGGCAACATCGGAGAGAGCGTCTTCAATCCTGAGTTGGTTGAGTTGGCGAGCCGAGAATACGCCTTTATCAACACCGAAGCGGCTGTGGAATGGCTTAAGGAAACCTTCGGAAAGAAGGTCATTGGCAGAGCCGTCGTAGTAGGCTTAGACAGAGCGATGCCTTACGCCAACCGAGACAAGACGGTGATTATCACCACGATGGTGGCAAGGTTTGACGACGGAGAGGAAGTCTACATCGTGTTAGAC